CCAGTAAAGTTTGCATCAAACGCATTATTGAGCGTAGCAGCAGACTTAACTTGCTTAGTGTGAGCCATAGAGCGTGCCAAAGCGCGAGTATAACGAGCGCCAAGGCGGTCATACAAGTTGTCTTCAACAGCTTCTTCGGTAAGTGCAAATGCAAGTGCAACTGTTTCGTGTGAGTAACGAGCAGTGTACGCTTCATTTGCGTTGTCAAATTCAACGCCAGAACCTTCTGCTTTTGAAGGTGCATTGCCAAATCCGACGAGCATGACCTCCTCTTCAAACGCACGGTCTGAAGACTCGGTTTCGTAGATCGCAGCATGTTCGTTTTCGTAACGATCATACTCCATGCCGAACAAAGCGTTGAGGCCCGGTTCTAGCTCTTTGACCAGTTGTGAACGTGAAATAGCCATAACTCAGTCTCCTTATGCCAGACCCGCAGTGCCAGCACTGAACAGGTGGTTATTGATTTTTACGACCACATTAGTGTTCGCGGCGGAAACATCGCTATTCTCAGGATCTTGAGAAATGTCGATTGCTTTGAGTGGCAAGCCAGCGGTAGTAGCACCTGTGCTAACAGCAATCTCAGTACGAGAGTTGCCGCTTACAGTGCTTCCTGCCGTTGCATCTACGATATCAAAATTGCCAAACAAATCTGCTACAGGGAATGCAGCGTTAGCTTGGATTTCGAAAGTCGCGGCTGGGTCATCAACAACATTTGCAAAAATGTCAGTCCCAGTTGCAGAAGCAGGCCAGTAGTTTGAGTAGATAATGTTGCCATTAGGATCTACATATGAACAGCCATTAAATACGCCCAAAATCAGAGCAGTACCACCAGCGGGAGCACGAGTAATTGTTCCATTTGTGGCGACAAGAACTAAGTCACCTTGGAAAATACCAGTACCGTAACCGGAGGCAATACGATAACGATTTTGCCGCTGCGAGCTTGTGCTCGTGCGGACAGGACGAAGGCCGAAAGGGGCGTCTTGATTCGCCATTTTACTTATCCTTCAGTTTTACTCCGAGAACCAAAGCTCACGGATGATTTGCGTTGCGCTGCCAGTTTTGGCATTGCTGGATTATTTTCGCGCATCCAGTCACGGTCAACGGCTTCCATTTGATTATTGGTAACGCCTTGATAGTGATGATTCCTCTGGTCTGCCATTTCGTTGGGGATACGCGCCAATACTAAACCGCCAACACCAATGATGCCTGCGTTGCGTCCCTCATCTACTACTGGTCCAAACCACTCTGGATATTCCTCTGCACGAACGAGTTCATATCCCTCTTGCCGCCGTTTATGGACGTTTGTCTTGTCATCAAATTCCATCACAGATTCACGAATCCAACGATGTTTGTATCCAAGCGGAGCCTCTGGAGCATCTAATGCTGAACCGGGACGCCATACCTTGCGCTCTTCGAGCTCCCGCGATTTTGACTCGCGTGACGATCTATCAGTCATATCAATTTCTCCGATTTGCGATTTTAGCAACTTCAGCAGCATATTTTTCCAGAGGTATGTTTAACTTCTGTGCTAAAGCGACTTGACCCGCATTAAGTTCTACTTGCTTCTTCCGTCCAGAGTTAGGGCTGCGATTTCCGCTACCCGCAGGTGTGACAGCTTGGACGTTCTTTCTGTCAGCCTGAAACTTGTTTGGCATTTCTCGACGCATACGCCTGTCGATCTCTGCATAATAATCGTCACTGGTGGGATCAAAACCCTCTTCCGCAACTAATGTATTGTGAATTGCCCTAGCTGCACCAGTCATAACTTTGTCACCGTTAGGACCAAACCAAGTGTTTTTTTCCATCCAAGATTCTAACTTTAAATCTCGGGCTGGAGCTTGACGCTGTTGTGGCTGTTGTGGAGCCTGAGCCTGTTGTTGATCCTGTTGCTGCTGTTGCGCAGCACGCTGTTTCTGCATCCGTAAACGCTCTTTTTCGATAGCGATTTGAGAAATTGCAGATTGAGCTTCGGCAACTTTGTCGTACTCTCCAGCCTCATAGGCTTCGGTCATAGCACGCTTCGCCTGAGCTTCTTGAGTGGTTATACGACCTTCGTATTCACTCATGTAACCTTTGTCTAAGTTTGACAAGCGTTCTTTATATTGCTCGTTTTGTGCCTGAACTTGCTGAATATACTGAACAGCCGCTGCGGCTTCCTCTTCTGCATGACGCCTAGCAGCAGTAAGCTTTTTAATTCGCTTATCTACCTTTTTACTGTACTTGCCTAACTCAGAGTCATCTTCATCATCTCGAACATTTGTTCGGGTTGAGTCATCATCGGAATCATCATCGTCACTTGCTGAAGCAACGTAACTATCGTCATCATCTACCTCAACGGAAGTAGCATTTTCAAAATCTTCTTGGTCTTCAGCTTGCATAAGATTTCTTCCTTCTGTGATCTTTATACATAAGAAATGTCTTTGGGGTCAAGGATTGTTGCAATAATATTATCGTCATTTATCACACGAACCTCAAGACCTTCCACTTTAAAGCGGTTTCCAGCATATCGTCCTATAAGAACCCAATCTTTCTCATTACACCAGTTACCCGTTGGGAACTTTTGGGAATCTTGGTATGCGTCTGGACCTAGCTTAACGACATAAGCGGCTACAGTCGCAAATGCTTCTCTATCGCGAACCGCATCAGGAACATAAATCCCACCTTTGGTTTTCTCGCTTGGATAGAATGGAATGATCAACATTCTGTAGCCAGTAGGCTGTGGAAGTCTTTCAATAACAGACGCACCAATTTGCGATGGATCGTCTTCATTTTTACTCTGTTCTTTTGGCTTGCCAAAAGCAGTTTCCAAAGGCTTGGGTATATCCTCCATGCCTTTGGGGTTGTTAATTTTTTTAGCAACGTGGTCAGGAACGAAAAGTTTTTTAGTCATCTGAGTACTCTATGTTTTTCATTGAGGTTCTGATCTCATCTTCCATGAAGGTGAGACCCTTTACTTGTCCAACTATGTATCTGTACTCAGCAAAATCCTGCACGTTTCCAGTACTTAAAGTTACCTCTAAGTCCTCGCGCTTCTGACGCAGCTTTTTGTACAGATAATCAGCTAAATGCAGTGAGTCCATGTTATTCTCCCACTAGAACTTTATAAGATCTAGCGGGAAACACAAGTACATATCCCAATATTTTAAAAAACACCCATGAATTTCTGGGGTCTTGCCACTGAGCTAAACCTACTTAGGCTTTTTTTTCGCAGCGGGTTTTTTCTTGGCTTTGGGCTTTTCGACCCAAGCTTCATTTTCTGGCGTGCTTGGATCGTCTGGGATGAAACTTCCTTTGTCATTTCGAGCCCTCACTTTTTCAATAGCTGTTTCTCCAGCACGCATAGATTTAATTTTTTCTTTATGAGCCTGAGCCATTTTTTCACGAACACTACTGGACATTATTCATCCCCCTTTGCTTTGTGTCGTTATTAAGTGCCGCAATATCGCGTTGCGTTTGCACACGATCCTCGGCAACACGAGTTTTGTCTTCTAGTGCATCTCTTTGCAAATTCAGACGCTCTTGAGCTAACAGCATATCTGCTGCTTCTTGCTCACGATCAAGTTGTTGCTTCGCTTGGAACTCATCTGACTTGCGTTGCAAATCAGCAGCCTTCAATTGAAGTTCTTGATTCCTAATATCCACGAGCGGGTCTGTACCTTCAGATACAGGCTCAACTGTCTGCGCATATTGCTCAGTAAGTTCAGCAATTAACATAGCAGCTTGACGATCTATAGCTGGCTTCAACATCTGCATAGCTTCTGGGTTCTGTTGAACTTCAGGTCCAGCTTGCTCCATAACCATTTGAGACGCTTGCTGTTCGGCAAGAAGCCCAATGTGCTCTTGGATATGGCCCTGCAAAATGCTCATGACCTGTGGGTTCATCTGCACAGTAGGTGTAGACATAATAGACAGGTGAGTTTCCATATGAGCTTTGTGATCTTGGTCAGGGAAAGCCTGTGGAGGTGCGCCGTTCATCGCCATCTGATTTTCTTTTGCAGCGTTCGCAGGCTGCGGAGTTGGCGGTGGTGGCAATATTCCGTCAATGTTGTTAACGCCAAGAGCTTCGTACATATTCCTGTACGCTTGATACAAACCTTGCGGACCACCGTGTATTTGTGGGTTTGACTGCACCAACTGCAATTGCGTTTGAGCCAAAGCAATACGCTGCGCCATAGAAAAGATATTCGGGTCACTAACAGGAAGAACATCTATTCTATTGTCAAAGTCAGTTGCAAAAACATCTGGACCATACTCGTTAGAAGGCATGTATGGATAAGACTGAATCGTCTCAGAAAAAACTTTCGCAAGAAGTTTAAACTCAAGTTTCTGAGAATAGTGCATCCGCTTATGAATAGCGGACATAACCTTTGTGCCACGCTCCATAATAGCCATTGTAGTGCCAACAGGCGTTTCGCCGCCCATCTCACCTATCTTCATGTCCGCCATAGCAGCAAAGCGCCGCCCTGCGTCCACTAG